CCAATTGTCGCCCAAGGCGGTTCTGGAATTCAACTCTTCGGTGATAAGACTGGACTTTCCTTCGCTTCTGCATTCGATAGAATCAACGTTCGTCGTCTATTCCTCACCATTGAGGATTCAATCGAGAGAGCAGCAAAGGATCAACTCTTTGAATTCAACGATGTTATCACGAGATCCAACTTCGTCAATATTGTTGAACCATTCCTTCGTGATGTTAAGGCAAAGAGAGGTATGACCGATTTCGTCGTAATCTGCGATGAGACTAACAATACTCCAGACATTGTTGACTCTAATCAGTTTAGAGCAGACATCTTTGTCAAACCCGCAAGATCAATCAACTTCATCGGTCTTACATTCGTTGCTACTCGCACCGGAGTAAGTTTTGAAGAAGTAGTTGGCAACGTTTAATTAATTCACAAAATAGAGGAAACATCTAATGGCAAACCGTAACGCTCCAAATACCAAGGACAGAACCCTTGATGCATTTAAGGGCAGGATGATCGGTGGAGGTGCAAGACCCAATCTATTTGAGTGTGAATTGTACTTCCCTGATGACGCTATCCCCGAAGGAACATCGAAAGATGCTTTAACCGATAGAACTCGTTTTATGATTAAAGCAGCAAACCTTCCTGCTTCTAACATCTCTCCAATCAACATTCCTTTCAGGGGTAGAAACCTGAAAGTTGCTGGAGACAGAACCTTCGATCCCTGGACTATCACCATCATCAACGATGTTGATTTCACTATCAGAACTGCTTTTGAGAGATGGATGAATCTCATCAACAAGCACGAAGATAATGCTGGAATTACAAACCCTGCTGATTATCAACAGGATATGTATGTTAAGCAACTGGGTAGAGCACAAGTAGGTGGTGTTCAACCACAAAGTGATCCACAACTGCCTGTTCTCAAGCAGTATAGATTCTATGGTTCATTCCCAACTAACGTCTCAGATATCGCACTTTCTTACGATAGTTCTGATACGATTGAGGAATTCTCAGTAACCATGGAAGTTCAGTGGAGTGAAGCACTTAACTCGGACGGCACAACCCAGTTGGGCACAGGAGTATAAATAGTAGAATAATAAGTTCAATCTTGATTAATGTCTAAATTATTTGGTTTTAAACTACCAGATCCTGGGGCAGACAAAGCATCAAAAAGCATTGTCTCCCCAGTCCCTCAAACAGATGAGGACAAATCAGATTTTTATCTCTCCAGCGGTTTCTACGGACAATACGTAGATATCGAGGGAGTTTATAAATCTGAGCAGGATTTGATTCGTAGATATCGTGAGATGTGTTTGCATCCTGAGTGTGATAGTGCGATTGAAGATATTGTAAATGAAGCAATTGTTTCTGATCTCAATGACTCACCTGTAGAAGTTGAATTATCAAACCTTCCTGCTTCGGATAAACTAAAGGATCTCATCAGAGAAGAGTTCCAAAATATTAAAAACATGATGAACTTCGATAGGAAGTCTCATGAAATCTTTAGGAATTGGTATATTGACGGAAGAGTATTTTACCACAAAGTAATCGATCTCAAGGATCCATCTGCTGGTATTCAGGATATCAGGTATATCGATCCACTCAAAATTCGCTTAATCCGTAAGCAAGAAAAAAGCGGACCAAATGCTCAGTCACCTTTTGATGTTGCAAGAAATGGAAAGGACTCTACGAACCCAGAGAATTATAAGGCACCTGAAGTAGAAGAGTATTATCTTTATGATCCTAACTCTTCACAGAAGAATGGTGGGGGAGTTTATCCAAACAGTCATGTAAAAGGTGCTGTAAAGATCTCAAAAGATGCAATTACATTTGTAACCTCTGGATTGGTAGATAGGAATAAGCAAACAATTTTATCTTATTTGCATAAAGCAATCAAAGCACTTAACCAATTAAGAATGGTTGAGGATAGTCTTGTTATCTACAGACTATCAAGAGCACCAGAACGTAGAATTTTCTACATTGATGTTGGTAATCTGCCTAAGGTAAAAGCAGAACAGTATCTGCGCGATGTGATGAATCGCTATCGCAACAAACTTGTATATAATGCGAGCACCGGAGAAATCCGTGATGACCGTAAGCATATGGCAATGCTTGAAGATTTCTGGTTGCCTAGAAGAGAAGGTGGTAGAGGAACTGAGATTACTACACTCCCTGGTGGTCAGAACCTTGGAGAATTGTCTGACGTTGATTACTTCCAGACTAAACTCTACAAATCACTGAACGTTCCTTCCAGCAGACTTGATAGTTCTGGTGGTTTCAATCTTGGTCGTTCTTCTGAGATTCTGCGTGACGAACTTAAGTTTACCAAGTTTGTTGGTAGACTGCGTAAAAGATTCTCTGGAATGTTCAACGATATGTTGAAGACCCAGTTGATTCTGAAGAATATTATCACTGCTGACGACTGGCAGGAATTAGAAGATCATATCCAATACGATTATCTGTATGATAATCACTTCTCCGATCTCAAAGAGAATGAACTTCTCAATGAGCAACTTGGTGTTATTGCTGCAATGGAACCTTATATGGGCAGATATTTCTCTGCACAATATGTAAGAAATAAAATTCTGAAGCAGACTGAAACTGAAATCATTGAAATGGATGAGCAGATTAAGAAGGAAATTGAAGAAGGAATTCTTCCTGATCCAAATGCTCCTATTGATCCAAATACTGGATTACCAATTGATCCAAATGCGGATCCAATGGGACTTGGACAACCTATCAATGACCCAGATTTAGCACAGCAAGAGAAGGCAGTCGAAGCACCGGAAGGTGGTGAGATATAAATAAATAATAGTTCTCGTAATTTTTTGATACAAAATGGATGATTTAATGGATTTATTGGTGGGTGCCGAATCATCCCCAACTGAAGTTAGTGACAAAATTAAAGAAATTTTGTATGCTAAATCTTCATCAAAGATAGATGCAATCCGACCTGATATCGGTGCTTCTTTATTTGGTGAAGATGAATTAGAAGATGAAACAGATGAAGTTGAAGTAGAGTCCGAAGAGGACGAAGAGGAAGAAACTCAAACCGGAGACGAAGATGTTGATTAAGGTTTTAGCAGCAGAAACAAATTTAAATGCTGCTACAAATGTTGGTAATGCAACTGTTGTTAGAGTGTATAACGGTCACTCTGCTGTGGTCGTCATTACAAGATCGGATTCTAGTGATTCAACTATTGGAAGTCTCACGGTGGGAGTCGGTGAGACCGTTGTTCTCGAAAAAGATCCTACCGATAAGTTGGTCACTTCTGCAGGAACAACTTCAGTCAAAGCTGTAAAAGTCGCATACAGAAACTAAGAAAAATGAAACTAATCAGAGAAGAAGTCGAATCAGTAGAGTACATTACCGAAGGTAAAGGTTCTGCTAAAAAGATGTTCATCGAGGGCACTTTCCTTCAAGGTGACATCAAGAACCGCAACGGTCGTATGTATCCTATTTCAACTCTTGCAAAAGAAGTTGGTAGATATAACGAGTGCTATACGAATAAAGGAAGGGCACTTGGAGAACTCGGTCACCCCGATGGTCCAACAATCAACCTTGATCGTGTATCCCATAAAATTGTAACTCTTGAGCAAAGAGGTTCAAACATTTATGGTAAGGCACAACTTCTTAGCACCCCAATGGGCAAGATTGCACAGTCACTGATTGGTGAAGGTGTGAAACTTGGAGTTTCTTCTCGTGGTGTTGGTTCATTAAAACTAAACAATGAAGGCATCAATATTGTTGGTGAAGATTTCATGTTGGCAACCGCTGCAGACATCGTTGCTGATCCATCTGCACCAGACGCTTTTGTTGATGGAATTATGGAAGGAAAAGAATGGGTCTGGGAAGGTGGAATCCTTCGTGAAAGATTTTGCAACGATGCTAGAAAGAGGATAAATACTCTTGTTGATCAAAACAGACTTGAAGAAAACAAACTCCAGTTATGGGGTGATTTTCTATCAAATCTTTAAATTATAAATAAATATAGTTTAATTAACTACAAATAGGTTATTTTCGGAGAGTTCTAAAATGTCCAGTGGCACTAATTTACACGAAATGGAAGTAGACGTTAAGGAAAACGCTGTAACTGCCGGTGCTAAGCCAGCAGAACCAATGGTAAAGCCATCTGGAGCAAGCGTAGAAGATCTTGGCGGTCCTACCCCAGAAAATTATAAGCCTGATGATGATTCAGCAAAGCTGAAGACTCCAGGTGCTACCCTCAAGCAAGTCAGAGATGTTGTTAACAAGGGTGCTAAGCCTGCGGAAGCAATGCCTGCTGGCATGAAAGAAGAAGAGGAGTCTGAGATCGATGACGATCAAGAAGTAGTTTCCGAAGAGGAAATTGCTGAAGAAGAGATCACAGAAGAGGAAGAAGTTGTTGAATTAGACATCGATGCCGATGTTGAAGCACTTCTCCAAGGCGAAGAACTCTCCGAAGAGTTCCAGGAAAAAGCAAAGACCATCTTTGAAGCAGCAATCAACGCTAAAGTTGCTGCAATCCAAGAAGACCTGGAAGCAAGCTATGCTACCGTCATTGAAGAGAAGGTAGCAGAATTTAAGACTGAAACGACCGAACGTGTCGATTCATATCTTGAGTATGTCGCATCCGAGTGGTTGGAAGAAAACCAACTCACTGTTGAAGAAGGACTTAAGTCAGAAATGTCTGAGTCGTTCTTAACGGGCCTGAAGGGCCTATTTGAAGAACATTATGTTTCAATCCCTGAAGATAGATATGATGTGCTTGAGAGCATGGTAAATAAACTTGATGAAATGGAAGGAAAACTCAATGAGCAGATCGACAGAAATGTCGCTCTTAATAGAAGATTAGCAGAATCCACATCTGATGGAGTCTTAAGTGATGTTTCTGAAGGACTTGCAGTCACTCAGAAAGAGAAGCTCGCTACTCTTGCCGAAAGTGTTGAGTTTGATAGTGAAACAGACTACCGTGAGAAACTGGTAACCCTTAGAGAGGCATATTTCCCCTCAAGACCCAGTGCTCAAAGAGATTCTTCTGAGTACATTACAGAAGAAGTAACCATGGACCAGGAAGTAACTGGTACTATGGGAGGATATCTTACTACTCTGCAGAGAGTTTCTAAAAAGTAAGTCTTACATTATAAAATAAACCACAAACACTTTTAATAGAGGAAAAATCAAATGCAAATGTTCAACGGTGAACAACTGCAGGAGAAGTGGGCACCATTACTCGATTACGAAGGCGCTGAGAAAATCACCGATTCGCATCGTAGAATGGTTACCGCAGTTCTCCTGGAGAACCAAGAAAAGTTTTTAAACGAGGAAAGAAACTTCCTCTCCGAGGCACCAACCAACGCAGCTAATGCTGGTGGCGCTTCAGGCGGTTTCGGTGGCGGTGCAACCGCTGCGGGTCCAGTTGCAGGTTTCGACCCTGTTCTGATCTCCCTGATCCGTCGTTCTATGCCTAACCTGGTCGCTTATGACCTTGCTGGCGTACAACCAATGAACGGTCCTACTGGACTCATCTTCGCAATGCGTTCACGCTACACCAATCAGTCTGGAACAGAAGCACTGTTTGATGAAGCAAATACCGCATTCTCTGGTCAGAATGATGGTGGCGATCTGGAGCAAGGTCTCTATACCGCCCAAGCATCTGACGGCGCTTCTGTTGGTTTCGGTACTGCCGCCCAGAAGACAAACGAAGCTGGCACTAACCCTGCACTCCTTTCCAACCAAGCTGCTAACCAACTTGCCTACAACGTAGGTCAGGGTATGCATACTGGTGACTCTGAGGATCTTGGAGACGGTTCAGGCGACCAGTTCAACCAGATGGCATTCTCGATCGAGAAAGTCACTGTAACCGCTAAGTCCAGAGCTCTGAAAGCAGAGTATTCCCTGGAACTGGCACAAGACCTTAAGGCAATCCACGGTCTGAACGCTGAAGCAGAACTTGCTAACATCCTTAGCACTGAGATTCTTGCTGAAATCAACCGTGAAGTCATCCGTACCATCTACAAGGCTGCAGAACCTGGTGCTCAAACCAACACTGCTACCGCTGGTACTTTCGACCTGGACGTTGACTCCAATGGTCGTTGGTCTGTTGAGAAGTTCAAAGGACTTCTTTTCCAAATCGAACGTGAAGCGAACGCAATCGCCCAACGCACTCGTAGAGGAAAGGGCAACATGATTCTGTGTTCCGCAGACGTTGCTTCCGCACTCACCATGGCTGGTGTACTTGACTACACCCCCGCACTCAACGCTAACCTTAACGTTGATGACACCGGTAACACCTTCGCTGGTGTTCTGCAAGGTAAGTATAAGGTCTATATCGATCCTTATTCTGCTAACCTGCGTGCTTCCCAGTACTTCGTTGCTGGTTATAAGGGTTCTTCCCCTTATGACGCTGGACTGTTCTACTGCCCTTACGTTCCTCTTCAGATGGTTCGTGCAGTTGGTCAGGACACCTTCCAACCCAAGATCGGATTCAAGACCCGCTACGGCATGGTCGCGAACCCCTTCGCAGAAGGAACCACACAAGGACTTGGACGCATCAAGCAGTCTGCTAACCGCTACTATCGTCGCGTTAGAGTCGAAAACCTCATGTGATATTTGCCTACGGGCATTCACATTTCACCGGGGACCGAAAGGTCCCCTTTTTTTGTCTAAATATAAGTAAATAAATAAGGCGAATGAAATCTTTCGATAGGTTTATTGAAGAGGCAGCAACAAAAAGATGTCCTACTGGAGAATACTATTGCTTCGATGATAAGAAGTGTAAGAAGATGCCTCGTGGTTTTCATGTCGGTCGTGGAGGTTATCTAGAAAAGGATAATGATTCTGAGGATTCAAATGGACCAAAGAATGGTAACTCTAATGGTGATAACAGTTCTAATGGCAATGGAAATGGTGGAAATGGAAGTGGTGGAAATGGAGGAGGAGAATGAAACCCTGGAATAATCAACTCAGCAATAGGAACTATCTGTCTCCTGTTGGATTTAAATTTACAATTACTAAAGTACCCAAAGCAGATTTCTTTTCTAATTCTGCATCGATTCCTGGTATCAACCTTGGATTTGCAGAGCAACCAACATACATGAAGAACATTCCTGTACCTGGTGATAAGTTAACTTATGCAGACTTCTCACTTCGATTCTTTGTAGATGAGAATCTGACTAATTATATGGAAGTACATAACTGGTTAAGAGGACTTGGTTTCCCAGAGAGTCTTGATGAGTTTACAGCACTTAAAGAGCAGGATAGATATAATCCATCTACTGATGCAAGAAATGCTTTAGGTGAATACTCAGATGGAAGTCTGTTTGTTTACAATAGTAATTACAATGAAGTTGCAAGAGTTGATTTCTTAGATGTATTTCCTATCAGTTTATCTACAATTAACTTCGATGCAACTGACTCTGATATCCAATACGTTAGCGCAGAAGCAACCTTTAAATATAGCATATATAATATAACAGTTTTATGATGTAATGTATGAATCTTGATGAAATTCAATTGTCATGGGAAGAAGATTCAAAAATAGACGAAGATAATCTACATACGGAATCAACTAAGATTCCTTCTCTTCACGCAAAATACTACAGGATATTAAACAATATTCTTCTAATGAAAAAGTTAGAAGAGAACAAGTTTAAGCAAATCAAAAAGGAAAAGTGGCAGTATTACACGGGTAAGGCAGACCCCGAGGTGTATATTGAAAAACCATTTGACCATAAAGTGTTGAGGCAGGATGTAGACAAATATATGGATTCTGATGAAGACCTCATCAAAGTTCTGAACAAAATAGATTACTTTCAGGTAATGCTGAATTACTTGGACAGTATCCTTAAGTTAATCAACAATCGAACTTTTCAAATAAAGAACTCGATTGAGTGGCAGAAATTTATTAGAGGTTATGACTGATCTTGTTATACGCAAAAAGAATGAGGTTTTTATTACCATAAAGGCAGAACCTTATATTATCCAGGAACTATCGGATCATTTTACATTTGATGTGCCTGGTGCAAAGTTCATGCCGCAATACCGTAGTAAGTATTGGGACGGTAAGATACGCCTATTCAGTTCTCACACTGGAGAAATCTATGTGGGACTACTTGATAAGGTCATGGCATGGGCAAGAAACTATGACTATAAAGTAGAGTTTGAAGATAACAAATTCTATGGTCCTCCATTTGAAGTCAATAAAATGATTTCAAGGGAGGGAGTCAAAGAATACATGACTCGTATTGCTAGGTTCAAACCTAGGGATTATCAGGTTGATGCTGTATATGATGCACTTAAGTTTAATCGTAAACTGTTAATATCACCAACTGCATCGGGTAAGTCATTGATGATTTATTCTGTGGTGAGATACTTTGCAGAAAAAGATCATAAAGTTCTTTTAGTTGTTCCTACTACTTCTCTGGTAGAACAGATGTTTAAAGACTTTGAAGACTATGGTTGGAATGCTGGAGACTATTGTCACAAGATATATTCTGGTAGGGAGAAGACAAATCAATATCCTGTAACGATTACCACTTGGCAATCTATCTACAAATTACCTAGGGCATTCTTCAAAGACTTTGGAGTCATCATTGGAGATGAGGCACACTTGTTTAAGTCTAAGTCTCTTGTAAGCATTATGACGAAGATGGATAGTGCAAAGTATAGATTTGGATTCACTGGAACATTAGACGGCACACAGACCCATAAGTGGGTGTTAGAGGGGTTGTTTGGTCCATCATATAAAGTCACTCAAACAAAAGAACTTATTGATAAAGGTCATCTATCTCAGTTACAGATACATGTTCTATTGATGAAGCATGACCCACATGAGTTTGAAACTTATGAAGATGAAATGCAATACATCATTGGACATGGTAGACGAAATAACTTTATTAAGAATCTTGTTTTAGATTTAAAAGGAAATAGTCTTGTTCTATTCAGTCGTGTTGAATCACATGGTGAACCACTTTACGAATTAATAAATAATTCTGTGAAAGGAAAGCGTAAAGTATTTTATGTTCATGGTGGAGTAGACGCTCAACAACGAGAACATGTAAGGGAAATTACTGAAAAGGAAAATGATGCAATCATTGTTGCATCTTATGGAACATTCAGTACAGGTATCAATATTAAAAATCTCCATAACGTAATCTTTGCATCACCATCCAAATCAAGAATTCGTAACCTTCAATCCATTGGTAGGGTGCTGAGAAAGGGAGATAATAAGAATCAAGCAGTTCTTTACGATATTGCTGATGAAATAGTCTACAAGCAAAGAAAGAACTATACTTTAAATCATCTAGTTGAACGAATTAAAATTTACAATCAAGAAAGATTTAATTATGAAATCATACCAGTCGATCTTAAGAATAAATGAAAGAAGAATTCTATGCAGCAATAAAATTAATATCAGGTGAAGAAGTCTTTGCACAAGTAACTCCTTGTGAAGAAGAAGATAGAACTTTACTTATACTAGATACTCCTGTAATATTTGAATCTATAACGATTAAACATATGGGAGTGAATGCTATGAAAGTTGAACCCTGGATATCCATGGGTGATGACTCTATGATATTAGTTAATATGGATAAGGTAATTACGATTACTGAAGTTAAAGATGAACAGATCCTTTGTATCTACAATAAGTATCTAAGAGATAAGAATCGTGATACTAATCAAACAAAAGTAAATGAAGATATGGGGTTCCTGTCCTCTATATCTGATGCAAGAGTGAATTTAGAGAAGCTCTATAAAAGTAGCTAAGCCATCCCTATGAACCCTGACAGAGTTATTCTACACAGATATTACGATCTTGTCAAGCCCTATCATTATGTGCTATAATGTGAACATAACTCACTAGGAGAACCATGAAATGTCTAGAAAGAAATCTGAGCATTATGTAAACAACAAAGAATTCTTAGATGCACTTATTGTTTATCGAGGGAAAGTTCAAAGAGCAAAGGAAGCAGGAGAACCACTTCCACGTATCACCAACTATCTTGGTGAGTGTTTCTTGAAGATTGCTACGCACCTTTCTTACAAACCAAACTTTGTAAACTACATGTTCCGTGAGGACATGATCTGTGACGGTATTGAAAACTGTGTTCAGTACATTAAGAATTTTGATCCAGCAAAGTCTAGCAATCCATTTGCTTACTTCACACAGATTATCCACTATGCATTCCTGAGAAGGATTCAGAAGGAAAAGCGTCAAATGGATATCCGCACTAAGATTGTGGAACGTTCAGGATTTGATGAAGTGTTCTCCAGTGATGGTGACATTTACAGCACTTCCGACTATAATACTATCAAAGAAAACATCCAGTCTAAACTTTATTCATGAAACTGACAAAAGAACTTGCTGTCCTATTTGAAAAATTTGGATGGGAAGAGGGAGATGAAATTTCTGTTGAAATGGCAGGAACTCAAGTCTCAGGTATTGATGTTGGGGAAGAGTATAACAAGAAGTGGCAATCACCTATTGGTACTCGTAAAATCAATAAAGATGCTTTTATTGTTATCAAGAACCAAGATCGTAGAGACTTAACTAAATCTCAACCGATGGACAGAGAACATCTACCGCACCATTTAAAGGAAAAGCAAGAAACATTATCTAATGACTAAAGTTGCATTATTGACAGATACACATTATGGTGCGAGAAAGAATAGTAAGTTATTTCATGAGTTCTTCAAAAAATTCTATGATAATATCTTCTTTCCTACTCTAAAAGAAAGAGGTATCACAGAATGCGTCCATTTGGGCGATGCTTTCGACTGCCGTAAGTCTGTTGATTTTTGGTCACTCCAGTGGGCAAAAGAAAATGTATACGATAAGTTCAGAGATCTAGGTGTCAAGGTTCACAATATTGTTGGTAATCATGATGCCTATTACAAGAATACCATTGGTATCAATGCTGTAGATGCTCTGCTTGAGTCCTATAATAATGTAGTAAGAGTTTCCGAACCAAAGGAATACAAGATTGGTGGTAAGAAAATCCTTCTATTACCATGGATCTGTGAAGACAACGAGAAACAAACTTTTGACTTAGTAACTAAATCAAAAGCAAAGATCATGATGGGTCACCTTGAACTGAATGGGTTTGAGGTGATTCCTGGTATGAGAATGGAACACGGTCTGGAACC